TCCCTCAATAGCCTTTCTTATGGCGTGACCCCTACCAACATGACTGCCGTTTCCGATGGTGCACTTCAATCATGCTGGTTTGAGAAGTCCCAAGTTATCTACCCAATGAGTCAGGTCGGGCTTTCCTACTCATCACAAGGCCCACTATCATTCGGCTTCCCACCATCTACCCGTTCCCGTATTTACGCCTCATATAACTACACCGCTGGCTTTTGTAATGGTTTGATCGCTTCAGCTACCGCCGGTGGAACATCTTTCACAATGGTTGATCCAATCGGTCTAACGGCTGGAACCGTAGTCACTATCTATGACGGCGCAAACACCGAGCAAGTTGTCGTTTCACCCACCTACGCCTACGGCTCAAGCACAGTTAATATCACGGGAACCCTGAAATACACCCACACTTCAGGCGTAGCGGTTGGCAATATGCCACAAGCAGTTAAAGAGGCTGCGATCTTGGCTACGACCGAGTTTCTCAAGGTTCGCGGAGATAACTCGCTTACAATGGCAGTCACAACTCGCGCTTCTAGTGGCCCAAGCGTTCAAGAAATCATTGGCTCAGACATAGCTCTTGCCAAGCAACTTCTTGCGCCGTTCCGAAGGATGCGTTAATGGCAGCAGGTCGCGCCAATCTCAGATCAACCCTCTATTCGTATCTAGTTGGGGCGGCTATCCCTACCCTCAACCAAGTCTTTACATCTTTTCCAAAGCGCATCAACTATCAGGTAAATGCAACGGCAGGGCAGATGAGTCGAGCCGCCGCCGTAATTTTCATCCAGAGCGAGCGCGAAACCCGTCTTGCAATCGGTGGCGCAACTAATGGCTGGAAACGCGTTGATTACACCGTTGTCCTGCAAATCTTTCATCACTCTTTACAAAATAACGCCGAAGATGCTATGGCAGATTTTGATACACTAGTGGACAACATCAAGGGAACGCTCAGAGCTAGTCACAATTTCGGCGATTCATCGCAGGTTAATGTCTGGCAAGGCGCGGAACCAGCGATTGACTGTCTATACGGGGAGCCAGTAACTTCCGACAACGGAGCGACTGAAACCTTTGCAGAGATTCGATTCGATGTTACCCAAATGATTCAGGCTTAGGAGAGCAATGGCAACCTATCAATACAACGGCGATGAAGTGAAGGAATTTCCTACACTTGGATTGACCGTCAAGCCCGGCGATACTTTTGACTCGGCAGACGAGATCATTTCCGCCGATGTAACTCTCGCTTCTGCACCAAAGAAAACAACAACCCAGTCAGCCGCGCCTGACACAACGCAAGGAGCGTGAGTAAGTGGCACTACAAAATACACATCGTTCGTATGTAGGTATCGCTAAAGAGACAACAAAGGGAACTGCGGTCACAACCCCAACCGCCTACATCCCTGTCATTGCATCAACAGTCAAGCCACAAGATATCTACACACCTCTATACGATGAGGGCTTGCGTGGATCGCTTGTCAAGAATTACAACTACCTACAAGGCCGCGTTCACTCAACCTTTGACTTCGGTGGAGCAGTATTCGCCGACACCGTGATCTACCCTCTTGCTGGTGTACTTGGTGAAGATGTCGTTTCAGGCTCAGCACCTTATGTCCACACCCTCGCACTCAAAAACTCAGCAACATCAGGCGCAGATGCTCAACCTTCTGCTTACACCTTGCTTGACTTCTACGGTGCCGGCGTTCGCTCATGGACAGGTCATCAGTTCTCAGATTTCTCTCTCAAGTGGAGTGCTGACGGACTTCTCGAATACGATGCTAAGTCAACAGGATGGCAGTCCGCTACCGCATCGACCCCAACTCCATCTTTCTCAACTGTCCTTCCAAGCGTTGTCTGGACTGGAACTGTCAGCGTTGCTGGTACTACGATCTCAACCAACACAGATGGAAACATTGATCTCAAGCGACCAGTAACTCCTGTCTATGGAATCTCAAATGTGCAGACTCCTTATCAGGTATTCCTCGGTGCACTAGAGGTAACGGGCAAAGCCACAATCCTCATGGAGAATGACACTCAGCTCACCAACTACCTCACCAACACCCAACCAGCCCTCGTCTTTAACTGGACAACTGGAACAGGTGCAACTCAAACATCAATCCAAGCAACGATGACAAAGGGCGCATACACACTCGCCGTCATCGAACGCTCAAAAGACTTCGTAGAAGTCTTGGTCGATTTCAACGCTCAAGGCAACCTGACCGATGCTGGAACTGTCGGATACTCACCTATCAAGTGGGTTATCAAGAACGCAGTAACCACCTCAGTCGCTTAACCCATAGACCGCAATGGGGGTTGATAAGCCCGCCTTCGCTTGTCCCCCCATTGCCTATCTTTGCTAAGATAATCAGAAGGCACACTTACTAGGAGGCATCATGGCAAAACTTACACTTCCATCAGGCGCAACAGTTACCCTCAAAGACCCTAACTCACTTAAAGTTAAAGATCGCAACCGCATTATGAAGGCTGGCGATGGTGGGTCAGCAGCAGAGCGCGGAATTGCTATCAGTAACGCACTTCTCGCCGCAATCATTGAAGAGTGGTCATACGACCTTCTCGTTCCTTCAGTTAAAGAGGAATCCATCGAGGAACTGCCAATCCCTGACTACTCTCTGCTCGTTAAAGAAACCGAAAGCTACATCAAGGCGATTTTCCCTGAACTTGCAGACACCGACCTCAATCGCCTAAATCCAGATAGCCCTTTAGAAAACTAGAACGGCTTAAAGGATTACTTCAAGGGTTTCAAAGACACTCAGACTTTGATTACCCCGATGAGGAGTGGTTCTACTTTAGATTTGCAGATAAGTTTGGTTGGACTCCTGACCAAGTAGATGATCTGCCAGCAATACGCGCTGAGTGGTTGATAGCAATAGCCGATACCATAGAGCAAGTGAAGATCGAAAAGATGGAGAACCGGTGAGCGATAACCTGCCCGAAGTCTTAGCGGCTTTGAAGGCATGGCAAAATCGCATGGACAAAGCAGGTGAGTTGGCTACGAGAGAAATCTCTATTGCTCTCTGGACTGATGCCCGTAAAATCGCTAGCGAAACTTCAAACCCACCGATTCAGAAGAACAATAGGTTACGCCACAACCCTCACATCGGCCCACGATCAGGAGAAGGCCCGAACATCGCAACGGGTAATCTCTTTCGCAATATCATCGCTCAACCAGTTAGGCATCAAGGATTTGGCACTTATGTCGCAAGCGTTGAATCCGGTGCTGAGTACGCCAGAGCAGTAGAACAAGGCTCATCTAATTGGAATGGGGTAAAATACCCATATATGACTCCTGCGCGTGACAATCTCATCGCAACGGGTAAAGCGCAGATGATCGCATCAGGATTTCTAAGAGCAGCGATGGGGGTTTAGAGTGGCAGGTGATATTCCTCCATTAAATATTGACATCCAAGTCGCTCTTGGAAACCTTACTAGCGCAGTAGATCAAGCCACATCCGAACTTGGAAAAGTAGGCGATGCTGCTAAAAATCAAGAGTCTAAATTCTCCTCATTAAAGACTGTCATGGGTGGAGTCTTTGGTGGAAACTTGATGATGCAGGGCGCACAAATGCTAGAAGGTGGATTGCGCGATGCTATTAAGGCAATCCAAGATACACAGGTAGCCACAGAACAACTTTCAACGGCACTTAATAACTCAAAACAAAACACCGCCGCCAATAGAACAGAAATCCAAGCGACAACGGAAAAAATGTCGGCTTTGGGTTTTTCTACTTCTGCCACAGAGGGCGCATATAAGACTTTAATTTCTGCAACAGGCTCGACAACTGAAGCCACCAAGTTAATGACAATGGCAGCTGATCTTGCTCGCTACAAACATGAAGATTTAGCTACTGCCGCTGGCACTCTTGAAAAAGCCACAATGGGTAACGCTCGCGCTTTCAAAGAATTTGGTATTACTTTAGACACAACTTTGCCCAAGAATCAGGCTATCACTAAGGCAATGGATGAGTTAAACCAAAAGATCGGCGGGCAAGCAGTTGGATACACTCACACATTCGCCGGCGAGATTGAAGTCTTAAAAGCCAAGTTTGACGATGTGGCAGTTAAGGTCGGCGCAGTTGTCATACCGATCCTGACAAAGTTGATGGAGTTTATTACGGGCGTTCTCATTCCAGCAATCGTTTTTCTATACAACATCGCCATCGGCGACTGGATTAAACAACTTGTAAATCTCTGGAACACGCACGAAGGTCTAAGAAAAGTCGTCGTTGATGTTATTAAGGCAATCGTTGATGCTCTTGGGTACATCGTAGGGGCTATCGGTAAAGTTGTAGATGCTGCCTCTCACTTGCCTCTTATCGGCAGTCACTTCAAGGGTATCGGCGCAGGTATTGATGAAGCCGCAAAGAAAATCGGTGATTTTGGTAAGGGCTTAGATGCTCTAGCTAATAAGAAAATCGGTGGGGGAGCTAGCCTTGCTGACCAACTCGCCACTGCCGGAACTACTGGCGCGGGTGGGGATACCGGCGTTACAGGCAACCTCGGAGCCGCTGGAAATGTATCTAAAGCCCACGCTGCTGCTGCTAAAGCAACTGCCACCGCACTAGCCAAGCGCAACGCCGAAATCAAGAAATACAACGATGAGGCAGTCAAGCTAGAAGATCAGATGAACGCGGTTCTCACAGACCGTCAACAGAAGATGGATGCGGCAACTGCTACTCGTGACGATGCTTTAGCAAAAGCCAACGAAACTTACAACCAATCAGTCGCAGACATCAATCAAAAGTATGACGATGCTATGGCTACGGCTCAAGATAATTACAACACCGCAGTCGAGAACGCTACTGCCACCCATCAGGAAAACTTGCTTAATATTCAGCAACAGTACGCAGATAAAGCCGCGCAGATTGAGCAAGCCGCCGCCGATAAGCGACAGAGTATTATTCAGCAATCTATTGATGCAATGACTAGCGCGTTTGCCAGCGCAACCAAGATTGACATTGGCAAACTATTCACGGCTGGTGGAGGAACTGCCGGTGGTCTGGTATCTCAGTTGCAAGATCAAATGGCTCAGATTACGCAGTTGCAACAAGATGCTGGACTTCTTGCTGCGCAGGGCTACAATCAATCTTTCATCAATGAGGTTATTTCACAAGGGCCAGCACAGGGAGATGCGCTCGCTCAGTCAGTCCTCAACGCAACTCCTGACACTCAAAACTCTATTAAATCTCTCTACGCTCAAATCCAAGACACATCTCAGAACGGGCTCAATACTCTTGCCGCGCAGATGAACGATGGAACGAGTTTTGCTACCCAAGCCCTCGCGCAGCAATACGCGCAAGTCGGCGTTGATCTACAAACACAACTTGCCGCCAACTCATCAGCCATGCAGACCGCACTAAGCAATGAAAACGATACCTTTAACAAAGCACTCACTACGGCTCAGGACACCTTAGACAAGGCTACAAAGACCGCCACAGATGCCCGTGACCTTGCTTTACAAAATGCGCAAGATACCCTTCAGAACTCCATTACGGCGGCTCAGGATGCCTTTAGCAAGTCTGTAACTGCCATCTCAGACTCGACCATGAAACAACTTGATGCACTCCAAACCAAACTTGAATCGGTAGCCGCTTCTCTTGGCTCCCTCGGTGCATCGACAGCCAGTATCTCTAGCTATGGCGCAAATATTGGAATGTCTATGGGCGGAACGAATACAACTCTCGTCAATCCTTTAGGTGGCCCGAAGGATATGTCTAACTACACAGACAACAGCGTGAACACAACTATCTATGCCTCGACAACCGCAACAGCAGCAGATATGGCAAACGCCGTGACCTCGGCGGCTAAGTTCGGACAACCAATCGCCACTAGCCCGCAAATCGTTGCCGGACTTTCTGGAACTTCCATGAGAAGGGGTGACTAATGGCAACCGTATCCTCACTCAATAATTACTCTTTCGCCTTTAAAGGATTTGTATTCGGTGGCGCAGGTTCGCCTTATCAAATTACCTCGGTTGATGGATTAGAAGGTCTGCCAACTTTGCGCGTTCAAGATGCGGATCGCGGCTACCAAGATGGGATGTTCTCAGGTCGAGATTTTCTTAACGGTCGAACAATTACCATGACGATGCTTATCCTTTCTGGCAATGGGAATACGGCTCAACAGAACTTCAACCTTATGCAGAACTCTCTTCAGCCTCAGCAAACAGGCACTACCCCACTTCAGTTCCAGCTCTCCGCTGCTAACGGTTTACAGTTCATAAACACCCGTGTAAGAGCCGCAAAAGCAACGATTGACCCCGAATACACCTATGGC